GGCCGGAGGGTATCTAGGGGTGTCGCAACCATCGGGTTTTCGGTTGCCGCTGATCCTTGCTCGCTGTAGATTGACTCCGAAGCCATCATTGCTATCGTCTGAGTCGTATCCGCGGTCCTTTCGACCTTCACTAACGCAAGGCGCATCGCCTACAATAGGCTTCTGTGGTATAGTACTTGGCACCAGCGTCATATCCTTGGCCACCGTCTGGGCATTTCTGCCTTTTGACTCAGTAACCTTGGCATGCGACTTACCGGCGTTCTGGTTCACGTTCGTGGTGGCTAATCCCGAAACGGTATTACCAGCTTTTCCTTTACCACCAGCCTTCCCTCGGCGTGCGGTACCGTTGCCATTCACCGGGCTACTAACAACAGGTTGCCTTACTTTCTGCTGCTCGCGGCTCGTGAGAGCACCCACCGCCTTCTTTCCCGCACTCCCGTGCATTGAACACGCTGGATTCACACACTCATTTTTACGCATGCGGTGTTCCACATATCTGTGAGGGTGCGAATGTGTTACTTCTGTTGCACACACTGGACAAACGTGTGAGTGCGGGACGTCTCTAAGCGGGGGTGGCCCTGTGCCGTCCACTTCAGCTGTGGCCGGTTTGACTTCGTATGACGGGTGTTTATTAACACTAGAAACCGGTGACTTTGCAATGTCTGCATCGAGGAACGTGAACCTGCCGTTCTTAATAATTCCTTTGATGCATTCGCCTATTTTGTTTGGAGCATGCTCTTCCATTATCTGCGCCGCTGACCTAAAATCAAAATTTACCAGCTGATCATTGGTAAGATGCTGAACGTGTTCAGTCATACTGTACAATGTGCAAAACTGCTTGCATACGCAAAAACTAGTCTTGCCGGTCAACGTTGCCATGCTCGTTGGCGGACAGGTGCTGTTCCTCACGAATTCAAGGTAACGCTCGTCGACTGAAAGAGCGCCTTCCTCGCGCAATTCGCGCACCGCTGCCTGAGCATATGTTTCTTTGGGTTCCAATTTGCCCGTTGGAACCATGAGCATTCCTTCTCTCTTCTTACCCTTAGGCTCATACCCGCACGCGATAGTCATAGGTTCAGTATCATCACCTTCTTTGTAGACTATCACGCTGCTGGCGTAGACAATGCTTTTGACACCATCAGGCACGCTCTCCTCGTGCCCTCCGGTCCGCGTCCCATCACACATATCGGGGAGAACTCCCTTCTCCTTTACAAGCTGACGCTGTTGTAACTGGTCTACGAACTCTCGCTTAAAGTTCAAACCAGTTGCGACGTTTGGCCCGACTGGGTAAGAGTCGAGCAAAACGCCGGGATGTGCACACAATTCATCGGTGAGGACGAGTTCTGACCATATGTTATCAGCCTCGTACCACTCACGCTTGAGTGCTTTAATTTCTGGTGCAGTGAGTTTGTGAACTGTCTTGAAATGGGTTGCTTTGATCATTACCCATGCATTCACTTCGTAGGATGCGTTTTGTCGCACAACGTCGAGACAATCGCTGCCGCACATCTCCGTCTTCTTTGCCAAGAGCTTCATGTCGTCATTGTAGATAGTACCACAATCGCCGCACTTCGAGTAACAGTATTCAAACATCGCACGGTTTAAATGGCGGGTGACCATCGTATGGCGCAATGTGTACGAACGCTGCCACAAATCAGTAGCGATTTCAGCATATTGCTTGGCAGATGGAGTGTACGTGTAACATCCTTCAGCAAAGTGTTTCCCAGGTGGGATGGTAATCTTGTGCGCGACAAGCCTCTGTGCGTTTCGCGCCACCTTCGGCACGAAGAACGCAGTCTCGCCGGCAAAAATCACCATCATGGACAAACACTCCATGTCCGTGGTCTCATCCCACGAGCTGCAGACTTCTACAAGCTTATGATACGCTTCCCAAGCGAGCACAAATTCTTCTTCACTTGCGTACATGTCATGCTCGATGGTAAGCGAGTTGTCGTCGCCATCTCCTACGTTGTTATCCATGTCGGGATCGTCTGGGAATTTGTCTTCGTATGGCGTGAATTCATAACCATGTGTCATTGCTTGTCCTGACGCCTTCTCGTCTGTACCTTCTTCGTACGCTTCTTCCGGACAATGAAACATCTTATAAATCTTCTGTCTCCCCACAACATCTCCAAACACACGCAGAAGCTCCGCACTAAAAGTAATAAGCATCAAAATGCGATTACCAATAGACGTGCCGCGTTCACCTGAGAACAGGATTGCGTCACACGCTTTGAGCTCCACGATGATGTACTTTAGGATCCACACAAGATACTTCTTGCTGGCATGGCAATGTGTCACGTAGTCGTCCTGCAGTTCAGCGTCGAGCATTGCTTGCAATACATCGCATACTGACTTGATGACGCGTCTGACTCTTGCTCGGTCATTTGGCGTCCAAGATGAGTCCATGGCACTCATGTCTATGGAAACAATCTTGCGACCCATGCGCTTTGCACGGCGTGCGAAAGCTGCGAATCGTGAACACACACCATCTTGTGTTTTACCTTTCACCACCAAATGTGGCAAGTACTTCTTAAATAACAACTCGACGCAGCTGATCAATGCTGCATCTTTAGCGCACGCTAACATCCCCATTGAACCGACCAACCGCGGTAGCTTCGTGAGAGGAAGAGCGAGTTCGCATAGCTTGCAAAAGCCTGTCAAAGTATAAGTAATGACAGTCCACCCGACTTCTGC